TATGTACGAAGAACTTGACACATTTGAAAGGGCACTTCAACACTTTGGTACAAGGGTTGAGTTTGCCACAGCCATGGAGATGGGTGGTAAGATAAGTGCAGAAGATGCATATCAAATGATTAAAAATGAACTCAAAGAACTAAAGAAAGTAAGGAAATCGGAAAAGACTAAATGAATGACTGTAAATTAATTTCGGTTACACCAGAAGCCGAAAAACATATTGCGTACTGTGCTCGTGTAAGTAATCCATCTAACCAGGACAACGAAAAGATTTCTGGTCTAATTAAGTATTGTATTAAACATCAACACTGGAGTATCTTTGAACAGGCTTTCATGACCCTGGAGATCTCTACAACTAGAGGTTTAGCAGCTCAAGTCCTGCGCCACAGAAGTTTTACATATCAAGAGTTTTCTCAACGATATGCTGACTCGTCACTACTTGCTGATACTATTCCCCTTCCTGAACTGAGACATCAGGACCACAAGAACAGACAGAATAGTATTGATAATGTTGATGAGTTTAAACTCCAGAAGTATCAGATGTTGATGACTGATTACTTCCAGAGGGGTATGGATCTTTACAAGGAGATGCTTGATTGTGGGATCGCTAAGGAGTGTGCTCGCTTTGTGCTCCCTCTCGCCGTACCAACAAAAATGTACATGACCGGTTCAGTGCGCAGTTGGGTTCATTATATCGAGTTGAGATCTGCCAACGGAACTCAAAAAGAACATATGGACATCGCTAACTCAGCGAAATCCATCTTCAAAGAACAGTTCCCATCTATTGCAGAAGCATTGGAGTGGTGAACGTTAATAAATATACACACAGATGAGGTGAATTGTGGCAACATATCCTGTGGTCAATACAGAGACCGGTGAACAAAAAGAAGTCAAGATGAGTGTTCATGACTGGGATCAGTGGTTAACTGATAATCCTAATTGGACAAGGGACTACTCTGATCCATCAACCATGCCTGGTGTTGGTGAGGTAGGAGAGGTCTATGACAAACTTAAGAAATCTCATCCAGGTTGGAATGATGTCCTTCGCAAGGCATCTAAAGCTCCAGGTTCACAAGTAAGACCCGTTTAATTTTATGCCAAGAAAGAGTAAGTCAGGTATTGGTAGTACCAATCCAGTTCCCTTCGGTATGAGTAACAAAGTTATGAAACGGAAAAAGCCTATCAATCTTGATTACATAAAGAAGATTGAACCACTAACTGATAACCAAGAGGTCTTCTTTCAATCCTACAAGGAAGATAAAAACTTAGTGGCCTATGGTGTGGCTGGTACGGGTAAGACCTTTATCACCCTCTACAACGCTCTTCTTGACGTTCTGGACCCGAAGACACCATACGAGAAGATCTACATCGTCAGGTCCCTTGTACCTACCAGAGAGATTGGATTCCTCCCAGGTGACCATGAAGATAATCTATCAGATTCCATATAAGAACATGGTGAAATACATGTTCGAGATGCCTGATGATAATTCTTTTGAAATGCTCTATGCAAATTTGAAAGCTCAGGGTACAATAAGTTTCTGGAGTACATCTTTTATTAGAGGTACAACTTTTGATAACGCTATCCTAATCATTGACGAGTTTCAGAACCTAAACTTCCATGAACTTGACTCAATCATCACCAGGGTAGGTGAGAATAGTAAGATCCACTTCTGTGGTGACGCTACACAGACTGACTTAGTAAAGACTCATGAGAGAAATGGTATTGTTGATTTTATGAGAATCATCAATCAGATGCCATCCTTCGATACTATTGAGTTCCAACCAGAAGATATCTGTAGAAGCGGTCTTGTCAAGGAATACATTGTTGCTAAACATGAATTAGGTTTATGAGTTTTAACCACATTGAAATTGATTACCCGGTTCTCTCACGGGAGACGGTTGATGGAGTAAGATATTATGATACCCCTAATGGTAATAAACTAGTATCAATTACTTCTGTTATCAGTCACTACAATCGTGAGATCTTTCGTGAGTGGAGAGCTAAGGTAGGAAACGAGGAGGCCAATAAGATTACCAAACAGGCAACCTCAAGGGGCACAGATATGCACACCTGTTCTGAATACTATCTGAAGAATCTTGAAATCCCACAGGTTCAACCTCTGTCAGAGATGTTATTTAAACAGGCAAAACCCGAATTGAATAATATCGATAACATTCACGCACAAGAACAGGCTCTATTCAGTTATGAACTGGGTATCGCTGGTAGTGTTGACTGTATCGCAGAGTATAAGGGTGAGTTGGCAGTCATTGACTTTAAGACCAGCAAGAAACCAAAACCAAAAGAGTGGGTTGACCACCACTTCGTCCAGTGTGCGGCATACGCCTGTATGTTGTTTGAGATGACCGGAATCATGGTCAAGAAATTTGTAATCATTATGTCTTGTGAAGACGGAGAAGTCAAAGTCTATGAAGAATACGACAAGAGAAAGTACATCAACCTTCTCTCCGAATATATTAGAGAGTTTGTTGAATTTAAACTACAGGAATATGGCAAAGCCTGACGACATCAACAAGATTATCGAGAACAAGTTTTATTGTTCTCGTAAATTCACAGAAGAGATCGAGACTATTGCCAATGAGGGTGGTGGTATGAAGTACATCGATGCCATTGTTCACTTCTGTGAAGAAAACAATGTTGACATCGAGTCAGTTCCTAAATTGTTGTCTAAACCTCTGAAGGAAAAGTTGAAGTATGAAGCCATGGAATTGAATCTTCTCAAGAGAACATCCCACGCTAAACTACCGATATGATATCTCAGAATGAGTTAAGACATTTACAGATACAGGCAGTTCTCAGGGAGAACACTTTCTCTGAGGATGAACTAAAATACATGGGTGAGATTGATGGTTCCCACACCTATCTAATTGCTGGGGAACACATCGCAAAAGTTGAAGACATTGTTGGATTTGATCAAGTAGATGATACCGAAGGTGACCCCGTTTGATGCCTACAAG